GGGATTTAGCGCAGTTGGTAGCGCACGTCGTTCGGGACGATGAGGTCGCTGGTTCGAGTCCAGTAATCCCGACGGATTTGTTGTTAACTTGTTGAGCATCATAAGGAATAGCCGTGCCGAGCCTAAAAAACTCGGTGAAAACTCGGTGAAGTCGGTTTTTATTGATTATTAATCGGCCATATCTGCAAGAAAATTAAAGATATGGCAAAAAAAAATTATTCTCTTAATTCAATTGACAAAGTGATGAATCAAATCATCGCTTGGAAGACTCCAGTCTTCCATCAGAAATCAGAGTGTTATGTTTCCTTCCAAGCTTACGACCCCCTCAGTGGTCGCCTGAAGACGAAGAAGATCATGCTCGGTCACATCAAGGGCAAGACTAATCAGCGCAAGTATGCTGAGGACCTTATCAAGCGCCTCACCGAGCAGCTGAGTTCCGGCTGGAACCCTTGGATAGAGGCGGTGCAGCCTCTGGAGTATGCGCTGTGGGATGATGTCATCTCGAAGTATAAGGACTATCTTGTCAAGCTCTGCAATGAGCATAGCTTGCGAGAGGAGTCATTCGTTGATTACTCCAGCCGTGTTCATATCCTGGAGCAGTGGAAGGTCGAGAAGCGCATTCCGCTGACCTACGTCTATCAATGGGATAGACAGACCATCACCAAGTTCCTGGACTATGTCTTCATAGAGCGCAACAATACTATCACTACTCGCAACAACTACCTCACCTGGTTGAAGTCGTTCACCTCTTACCTGGTAGAGAGAGGCTATCTCTCGTCTAACCCGACCGAAGGGTTAGGGCGTATCAAGAACAGACACAAGAAGGACAGAGATGTTATACCTGATGATGTCATGAAGCAGATACGAGCTTATCTCTATGAGAAGAATAAGCACTACCTCCTCGCTTGCGAGATATTGCACTACCTCTTCGTCAGACCTCGTGAACTCTCATTCCTGAAGATAGGTGACTTTCATCTGCAGACTCAGACCCTCACGCTCCATGGAGCGCATACCAAAAATGGAAATGATGCCACCATCACCCTGCCTTCACATGTTATTAGATTGATGATAGACCTCAATGTCTTCTCCTACCCTAGTCACTACTATCTGTTTTCGGACAGGTTCTCACCAGGTGAGGCTCGCAAGAGTGAGAAGATTTTCAGAGACTACTGGTGTAGGAACCTGCGCAAGGCGCTAGGGTTCTCTGAGCGCTACAAGTTCTATTCGCTTAAGGATACCGGCATCACGAATATGCTGAAGGCGAATGCTGATGTATTGTCGGTTCGTGACCAGGCTAGACACTCCTCTATCCTTATCACCGACATCTACACGCCTAAGGACATTAAGGAGGCTAACAAGTATATCATGAACTATAAGGGCATCCTATAATATATAATAAGGTGGGGAACGGTTGTTCCTCACCTTATTTATTATGAAAGCATATAGAAATATCCGGTGTAGATTGGCTCGATGGCATCGTCCTTGACCTCCATCTCTATCTTCTCACATACAAATCTCTTGTTACGGATGATGTAAATCTTGGATGGATCCGGAATTTCATCTGACTTGAACTTGACTTCCATACAATTTCGGTTATCAATTTTGATAACTGAATCGTGGAATTTGGCAAGAGATATCGAACCGGAATTGGTTGCGTTCAATGACAACGAATACAGCTCATTATCCCCTATATCTCCTATATCTCCAACACCCACATACCGATAATCATCATTAATGCGATAATCTGTCATGAACATTGGCCACCTAGACTTCTCACCTACCCATGATATCCCGCCATACGGCTTGTCGTATGCCTGCACTTTCCCAGATAGTATGAAGAAGACACTCATGACTTCATCGTCTGCTTCGCTATCGTCCATGGTTGACTCGTCATCGATGGCATCCTGGACTGATACATAGCTCAGACCTTCTTCGTCTGTGTCGCAGTTTTTGGCATCTGCCTCCCTGGAGTTCGTGATAGACAACATGCAGCGCTTTTCGGTGTAATTATCCTCAAGGAAAGAACATCTGAAGTTGACATCAGAGACTAGCTGCGCAGCTGGTGAGATGCAGAGGTCAACGTAATCATCGGAATCCTTGTCTCTGATTAGCGGTGACCAGTATCCGGCAAGCTGCCAGGTCTTGGCATTGTCTTCCTCTACGTATATGTAATAACTGCCGAAGTTCTCAATGATCCTCTGACGCTTCTCTTTCTCAGACCAAAAAGCAGTTGTAGCCGCAAATTGACTGCTCTCACCTAAGATTTCGAAGCTCTTGACTGTTTCGAAATTGCTGAATACTTTCTTTGAGATGCTCTCATAGCTACCTCTATTGACGGAATCGTCAAGCTTGTACTCCAGGTTAGCAGTGAATGAAGTACTGAAGGAACCATCCTCGTCATAGTCTGTTGAATATTCATCGAGCGGTTCTATCTCAACAGAATCGGCTGTGCTCATTTCAGACGAACTGATGACGCTACATGTCTTCTGAATCTCATCGAAGAAGATGGAGGCATTGAAGAACTTGCGGAAATTTTCGATGAACGTGTATGCTGACCAATGCGGCAACGCTCTGCGCAGTTCTCGAGACTTGAATGCTGATGCAATATACAGCTTGTTCCACGGCTTGCAGTCATAGTCGTTGCGTATAAGCTTGTAACCTTCTAGCTCCACAATTCGCTTGAATATATACATGAGATTTGGCTGTACTGCTGCATTCTGCAGGTATGCGGTTTTCTGACCAACGAAATATCCTCTACGGTCAACACCGACAAAGTTAGCTATCAGTTCGTTGGTCTCATCATACGTCGGCATGTAGCACCATCTGCCTTCACGCCCCAGGAACTCGGACTTATCCACACTTAGGGTGTAGATATCCACAACTTTCGACAAGTCGCTAAATTTGCTTTCATGCTTTTCTACGGCTTGCCCTGGTGCATCTGCGATGCCCAGGTCTAGCTCATCGATGTACTGCTTTGTCAACTTCTCGTTGAATTTTAGGCGTGACTTGCCTCCAACTATCTGCAATTTCACTTCTTTCTGGTTCACAGATAGTATGGTACCGACCCCGCTCATGATGATGCGGCTATCTACATATAGCTTGCAATCATCGTATTTTGCGATGTTTTTGGCTACCTCGAATCGGGAGACATTTTTGAATATCTCCCGGTTGGCCAAGATGTCCATGGGGAATGTGATATCATAGGTATATTCACCATCATCGGTGACATACTGGTTTGCGTATGTAACTTTGATGGATGATGTGGATATCGGGTATGCCCGATGGCCATTGATAATACATGTAATCATAGGCTACTTGTTGTCTAATATCTTCTGATAATCTTTGAGGCGTCGGTAGATGCCTCGCCTGCCTGCAATAGGAAGCTCCACGTCGATGCCATCCTCTAGCGTCTGATTGAGTCTGCTCACTGCGGAGTTGACTCCGTCCAGAGACTGGCGCACCTCTGTGTTGTCGTTGCTGACGTTGACAACAGGAGCGACAACGGAGGCGTTACCACCTGCTCCGAGTGCCCTGCTGATGTCCTCTGCGGTCAGAGAGCCAACGGTGTTGGATTTCTGCGCTTTGTCGATGAGGTCGAGAGCTGGACGGATTGAGGTGTTGTTGACCGCATTGTGGTTGGCCACGAATTCACCCTCATGGACGATGCCTGCCTGCTTGCGGTACCTGGTTCCTCCGGTGTAACCACCTTCGTAGTACCCTGCTGCCTCTGCCTGGTGCTGCTTCTTGATGGTAGCAATCTGCAGCATACCTGCTGCGGTTGCCATGCCGGCAGCGATTGGCGCCATGACCCAACCGGTGACAGGGATGCTGGCTGCTGAAGAATAGGCGTTGATGGCTGCCATGGCGGTTGATGCGATTGCCTGAGCGATCTCAATCTTCATGGACTTCTTGTTGGCCTTGGACTTGGCAGCTGCTAACTCCTTGTCACGCTTCTCCTCCAACTTTTTCTTCTTTTTCGAGTTGTTGCCAGCTGCAGCAATCTGCTTCTCGTAGTTCTTGGAGATTTTGGCTTGCTCCAGGTCTGAGCATGCCTGAGCGTATGCAGATGCAGAAGAAAGAATGTTGTTGATGCCATTGTATGCAGCAGAAGTCTGCTGCATCATGTTGTCGAGGAAGTCGGCTGTGACTTGTGCCTTGGCCTGCATGTATGCGGCATGGTTCTTTTTGTCGTTTCCATACAACTCCTTCAGCTTCTCCATGGTGTTCTGATAGTTTGAGATCTGCGAGGTGAAGTAGCCGCCAATGCTGGTATTGCCAGCCTGCTGGGAATCACCTGCGGCAGCTCTCGCACTGTCCACCATCTCGGTTGTCTTGTTGTCCACCTTGCGCTGAACGGAACCTGCACCATGGTCCTCGGCATCCTGGCTGGCTCTCTGAGCAGCGAACTGCTTGGAGATCTCCAGCTTCATGCGCTGATACTCCTCCTCCTTGATCAATCCCTGCTTGTAGAGATTGTCAAGGCCGTTGAGGTACATTGTCTCCTGAGCCTGCAGGTCTTGCTTGCCGAACTGCTGGCGGAGTTCACTCAGTTGGTTTTGGTATGACTCCTGCATCTGCAGCTGGTGGTCGAGCTCAGCCTGTTCCATCTCAGCCTTCAAATCCAGCCACTCCTCGCTGCCCTCTCTGTCTTGGAAGAGTGCAAGACGTTTTTTCATGGCTTCGACATCATTTTTGTAAAGGGCTTCATTGAGAACGGTATCGTTCTGATAGATAGCGGAGTTGGCATCATTGTATTGAGCCTTGATGCTCGCCTCCTTCTGGAGGCGTTCACGCTCAATGGCCTGCTCATTCATCTTTTGAATGGCAGCATCATGCTGCTTGACAACATTGACCTGGTTGTCAAGTAACTGCTTGTACTCGTTGCTCTTCTCACCATATAGCTGCTTCAGCTTGGCAAAACCCTTAATTTGGATGCTCTGTCGGTCGTCGATGAACTGCTGATAGGTTTTCTTGCCTTCTGCATAGGCTTTGGCGTTGTCAGCCATCAACTCGTTGGTCTCAGCCTTGATGCTATCGGCTGCCTGCTTCTGCTTGCGCTTGGCTTCTGCCTCACGCTTACGAGCTTCTGCAGCAGCAGCCTTCGCAGCCTTCACCCTAGCCTTGCGCTCCTTTTCAGAAGCTTGATGAGTGCCGGTTGTTTTATGCGGTTTAATGATGGTACCATCATTGCCCTTGCCATTGTAGCCATTGTTTCTCCATGGTTCCGGATCATTCACCTCGAAGTGTTGCGCTTCGAGCTGATTAATCTTGTCCTTGAGCTTCTGCTGATACTGCTTTTCTCTTTCGACACTCTGAAGTAGCTGGTCCTTGTGGTCGGCTGCGAAGTTAAGTTTTTGAGTCTTGCCACCTGCAAATGGGTTGAGCCTATCCCAGAAGCGTTTCCAGTATCCTCTATTGTCATTGTTTGCCTCTCCTAACAGGTCTTCATCTTCTGCTTGCTTAGCTATAGACTCAGCAAGCTTCTTCTGCAAGCCATCGATTACGATTTTCTTCTTCATCATGTCGATGTATCCCTGGATCTGCCTTGTTGCTTGACCGGTGCGCACTGCTTCCTCTGTGATGTTGCCGAGGTGTTCACGCATCAGCTTGCCGTTGAGTTCCTCCAGGGCTGCCTTGCGGTCTGACTCTGCTGTGGTGTTGGACTGGATAGCAGAGACGAGGCGCAAGATAGCTGCCTCCTCGTCTGCAGCCTGCTTGTTGGCTTCGGTCACGGCATCATTGTAGTCTCGCTGAGCCTGCTCAGCGGTGCTCGTCTCCTTGGATAAGGTTACGATTGCAGCAGTGAGGCCTACGACAACAGCTATCACGGCTGTGATAGGGTTGGCCAATAAGACCTTGTTCCACAACATTTGCGCTGCTGTTGTCAGTTTAATCTCCTTGGTGAGCGCCATCTGGGCGATTGCCATTGTCTTCAATGCTGAGGTCTTGAGACTTATCAACAAGGTGTGTGCCTTCTCCTTGATAATCATGATATTTAACCACGCCATCTGCGCCTTGTCAACAATTAGCTTAGCCTTTGACATGGCTGTATAGGTGACGATTGCAGCGGTCAGAACTATCAGGATGCGCCAATACTCCTTGACGAAGTCAACGAGTGTTGAGAGTGCCCGGACACCGAGACTTGCTGCAGATATGCAATATCTTGCAGCAGGGTAGAGTTTTTGGCCTAGCTCTATTGAGAGGTCGATGAACTTCTTGCTCGCCTTGTCAAGTTGAGCCTGTACACTCTCGTTTTGAGTCTCGAACTCATTGAGGACGGACGTGCCTTCCGCATAAGCTTCGTTGGCAAGGTTCTGGGCAGACTTGATATCATCGAGCTTGTCTGCGAGGACGGTGAGGACACCTGTCGCTCTTGAACCATCCATCTTCATCTCCTCGAACATAGGTGCGAGGTCTGCGAATCCACCCTTAGCTCGCATGGCTGCCAGGAATTGGAGGAGTGCGCCATTGGCGTCCTCCTTCAGCGTCTTTGCGAATTCCTTGACATTGAGACCTGCAATTTGAGCAAACTTTGCAGAATCCTGAAACATCTTGGCCAGAAGGTTCTGCACTGCGGTTGCAGCAGTCTCGTCTTGCTGCATGTTCTGGTCGAGGACGGAGGCGAGACCCATAATCTGCGCCTGGGTGAAGCCTGCTTGCTTGCCGACACCTGCCACACGGGCGGTGAAATCAACGAGATACCCGGCAGAGGCAGAAGAATTCTGAGCCAGCTCGTTGATTGCTGAACCGGTTGCGAGCATGGCTCCTCGCAAGCCCATGGTCTTGTCTTCTCCGAACATCTGAGCGAGCTTGCCGATTTGGGAGACTGCCTTGTCTCCGAGGTCATCACCGAGTGCAACATTGATTTTATCTGCTCCATCAACGAACTCCTCAACAGCAGCAGTCGATGTGATGCCGAGTCTTCCGGCATCTTCGGCCAGCTGGTTGAGCTTCTGTCGAGGGGTTCGAGTGTCCATCTGCTTGAAGTCCTCGTTCATGCGCTCAACCTCCTCGGCTGCCTGACCGGTATATTTCCGGACGTTTGTCATCTCATCGTCCATCTTTGCATACTCCTCCACGCACTTCTTGACGGTGAAGGTGATGCCGGAGATGGCAGCGACGGCTCCCAGGGCGATGCCCTGCATGCGGTTGAACCAGTCTGCAGAGCGCTTAATCCATGACTCCTGGGCTACGCCCTCGGCTCTGACTGCCTGCAGTTCTGCCTTCAGCTGCTTCGCCTTCAGCTCCATCTGCTTGAATTGCTCGGTACCACGCTTCATGCCCTGCATCTGCTGATTGAGTGCCTTGATAGAGTATTCGAGGTCACGGATGGATGATGTCTTCAGGTTGGCCATGGTGTTGTTGACGAGCTGCATCTGTCTCTTGGTCTCCTTGATGTCCACGTTGGTTCGGTCTATCTCCTTGTCATACTGCTGCATGAGTGTGACCACCTTCTGCTCGCTCTGTCTGATGCGCTCCAGCTCTGCCTCCACCAGCTTCAGCTGTGAAGCTCGCGAGGCATACATGGTCGATGATGGGTCGAAGTCAGCCATCTGGCTGCGAAGCTTGGAAGCAGTGAAGTTGAGGTCATTGAGTGACGCATGCTTCAGGTTGGACATGGTAGCCGTCATGCGGCTGGCTTCCTGGTCAGCCTTGCGTGTTGCACCCTTTAGTGCAAGCATCTGCTCCTTGACTCTGTCTAGCTGTGCCTCCAGCTTGGCGAAGTCGGCAGGGTCGGAGACAGCTTTCATCTGCCCCTTCAGATGTCGGGCAGCCTTCTCCAGCTGGCCGAGACTCGCTGATGACAGGTTTTCGAGCGTCTCCTTGACGCCCATGGTCGCATTTTTGAATTGCTTCATCTCTCGCTCAGCAATCTTCAGTTCCTTTGCGAGAGATGAGCCTAAACGAATATCGCCCGTCGAGAAGGCTTCCTGTTTAGCCTTCTTCAGACGAGCGACCTTATCTTCAAGCTCTTTGAGGCGGTTCTTCGCCTCCTCAGAATTGAGCTTGATGACTGTTGTATATACTTCTTGTCTTGCCATTAGCGGTTGACCTGTATATAGTTGTTATATAAGATAGTGGAGTTGGGGTTGAAATTGATCATCTTGATATTGTAGCCATCGGTTCCCCATTTCCACCACAGAAATCGATGTTTGTAGTTGCGAGTGACAAGGCATTGCAAGCTGTCTCTCGCTCTATATGTAAGCATAGAGTCTGCAGTGTTGAGCTTCACGCTCAACCACTTGTCGCTATACTTGAATAGTGAATTCTCACGAAGCGTCTTGACAGAGCCTTCTGTGACTACCGATGTGCGCTGATCCGCCATTATCTGACTGACCTTGATGTTGAGATCTTTCAGCAATTGTCGGTCTACTGCAAACTCTTTGTACTCTTCAGGAGGCATCATGATGATCTTCTGTGTCACGGTCTTGACTGAGTCACGGATGGTGTCACGCTCAGCTGGAGCATACTGCAGCTGAAGCTTGTTGAGCTGCTCTTGTAGTTTCTGCTCCGCTCGCTGCTTTTTATGCTCGACGTAAAAGTCTCTGCCTATGCTGAGCACCAGCAGAAATACGAGGATAAACCCAATATCTTTATTTAATCTATCTAATCTATTCATTGTTTAATTATTAAATGTCTGCGTATTCCGGAATCGCGTCGAAACATGGGCACTCCTTGATGCGCTCCCAAGGGTCCACTACTCCATTGCCATTTTTATCTGGAGAGATGTCACGGTGACCCATGATTTTCGCATTAGGGTAGCGCTTGCGCAACTCCTTCAGGAGTTCGCGAAGACCTTCCTTCTGCTTCTCTGTTCTGTTGTCGATAGCCTTGCCTGTGCGGGATATTCCGCCCATGTAGGCGACATTGATACTGTCGAAGTTATGACCGAACACGCCATTTGAAGGCTTGTCCTCTGTCATGAGTTGTGTACACTTGCCATCGGCAGTGACTACCCAATGATATCCTGGATAGTGCCAGCCCTTGGCTGTGAACTCCTTCAGCAATGAGTTGACAGTCCATGACTGTCTGCTCGCTGTGCAGTGTACGAAAATCTTATTAATTTTCCTTGCCATGATTATTTTTAAAATAATTATTGATAATGTCTTTAACCCTCGTGTCGAACGTGAGTGCAAAACCAAAGACGGTTGCTACATACATCAAGCTCTGACCGAAGTACCACAAGACGTTTGATGTGACGTCGTGAGACATGAAGAAGCTAATATAGACGAGCGCAATGGCTGCTATTAGGACTACTCCAGCGCTGCTGTAGTGAATCCAGTCTTTAGTATTTCTCTGCATCTTGTTGACTTTTTGCGGGTGCAAATATATATATAATATATGGTATATAAAAATACGGCAGATTAAGCGTCTGCTTAACCTGCCGTACCTGCTAGCTATGTGAGATGTCTCGATCGAGAATCTCGTTTGCCCACACTTTCGCCTGCTCACGCCATGCCTGGAAGTCATCGTATTCCTTGGCATGTTCTGCATTTCCGTCTCCATGGTTGCACAGGATGGCTTCAACGTCATTCTGGCTGTACTTCATGCGGACGATGCCAGTGACGAAGTCTTTGTAGTTGGCGCTCTTAGCCTCAATCTTGGTAGAGCCGTCCGGCTCGTCCCCCTCATAGCTATATGCTGTTACTGTATTGTCATCACCAGCAGACTCGCCTTTGTTGTCTGGGTGATAATCATCTACTCTCTTTTCGTTGAGGTACAACAGATAATGATTATCGTCATACTTCACATAGCTCATACGAAGCAGATAGTACTTTTTGTTCATCTAGATGAATTTATAGAATTTTTTGCCGAATTTATTAGTCAGCTCCGCTGCAACGACATAGAAGTCCTTGCCTAGCAGCGGCCATTCCTTCTTTGCCTGGTCAACCATGATCTCTGAGCCTGTGAAGAGCCACCAGTGTTCCGGCTTCCAGTGTGGAACCTCGATTGCATCGCCATTCTCATCCAACTCATCTTTCTTTTCGACGTAGTCGATGTATCTGAATTTGATAGCTAAGCGGTCTTTGGGGACCTTCTTGGACACCATATTCTTGTTGCCCTGTTCGTCCATTTCTTCGACCTGCTTGATAGCGAAGTCCACTTTAGACTTGTCCACCTTGTAGTCCTCTATGAGGATCAGGTGTCTGTCATACTCTTCAATGTTGCGGCAGAGAATATCTTCAGGATGCTTCTTCTGCTGCATACTCATTCCCTCGAACGGAATCACCCCCTTGCGAGTCTTCACGAGTTGCCCATACTTCTTCATACCGATTTTATTTAATAGATTTATACAATTTGCGTGTCTTGTGAGACCGAGTCTTGATGCCGCCTTGATGCGGATCTGCTCGTCTGAATACCCTCGCTTGCGAAGCTTCGCAACCTGCGCACAGAGGTCATGCTTGGTGCGCTTGCGCAACAGGGCATGGTCTGCGAATATGCGCTGACCGCAGAAGTCAATGCCATCGCATGTGCGTTGGATATTCCAGGACTTGTTTATCTGCAGTTTCCAGTCTCTTGCCAGGTGCATCACTGCCAGCTCGGTCATGATGCGGAGGAACACTTTGTCCTCGTGAAGGATGAAGATATTGTCCATGAATCGGTAATAATGGCGAAGTCCTTCCTCGCAAAATCTATCGAATCTTTTGTTAAGTGATTTTACCCCCCCGAACTAATTACCTTTGCCTGCTGTTCGCTGCGGCAAGTTACGAGCATATCACTGACATATCTTGCTTGCCAATAATGGTAGCGTTCCGGATCCATCAGAATATCGAAGCAACGAATCGCAAGATAGTCGAAGCGAACCAGGAACAGCTGACCTAGCAGTTGCGTCAGCTTGACACCGAGTACAACCCCGTTTGGATAGCTGTCAACGACCTCGTCGATAAACGCCAGCAACTTGCGGTCCTTGATGTATAGCCTATATTCCTGCTTCAGCAGGTTATGCTCCATGGTCATGAAGTAGTGATGTATGTCCATTGGCATGCAGAACTGCGTCTCCTCCTGTGGAGACGTAAATATATCTCTTTTGACTATCTTGTAAAAGAAATGCGTGCCTCTGCCTTTGGTACCGGCTGGACAATGATAATGAATCTTGGCTCTAAGCTCGTCCTCTACAGGGTAGAGGGCGCTATGTTGAATAACATGGTCATTGACTGGTAACTTGTTGACTAATCTCTTCTTCGGCCTATAGACTGTCATAGGCTCATACTCAGACGTATGCCATGATTGGTTGACATACGAGTTTAGCAGAGTTAGAAGATTGTCCTCCAACTCGGCTTCGAAATCCTTAATGCTCAGGCGTGACCCTTTATGCCTTGAATACTCAAAAAATGCTGTACGAAAGTTTTGTAAAGTTTCGACCTTTGGCGAAATATTTCCTAGTCTTTTCACTCGCTTTTTAAAATTTATTTAATAAAAAAAAAGTCGGTGTTTGTGTCTGTATTATTGTCTGTGTCTGTTGTCTGCTTTTTTTATGTCCTAACATTCGACTGGATGACCCTTTTGTCATCATCTACTAGCTATTCTGCTTAGTGTATGTTCTGCCATGAGGCAAGGCTTGACTCCCCTATATCTGCAATATAAGCAAACCGAAATTGCAAATTTTATTAAAGTTGAGGGCCGCGCCAATGTTCGCATTGGCATCACCGACACCATTGTTCACGTTGAGCGTCGAAAGACCACACTGACCACCATTGTTGGCAGTGCCACCACGGTGGCAGACGCGAAAACCGGCACGAGGAATCACAGCCTAGTTTTATAACCGGGTGCAAAGGTACAAAAAAAAATCGGTATGAAAGAAAGTCAAAGAACGAATTTTTCATAAAAAATCGACCGCCCAAAGGGCGGTGTTGTCGCGAACTGCGTTCGCGTGGGTGCTCAGGGTTGCTTCCGGCTTGCGCCTGGGCTCTCCGGCAACCCTGTCCACCTTGCCCACGCTAGGCCGCTTCGTAATACACTGGTTCCAAAGACCACTCGCTTGCTGCTTCGCAGAGGGCCGCGCCAATGAGCGCATTGGCATCACCGACACCATAGTTCACGTAGAGCGCCGAAAGACCACACTGACCACCAAAGTTGGCAGCGCCACCACGGAGGCAGACGCGAAAACCGGATGTACCTTCTACGCTGTTCCAAAAGTAGCAAGTCCAATAGGTTGACTCTGTACCGCCAATTGCTGTCGGGAAATTCTCGAGATTGTCTAAGGAGAGGCGTGTGATGAAGCCTTCACCTTTGCCTGGTGACTTGCTCATCGCCTTCATGCCAGTTGCAGATCCGAGCGTCCACGTACCATAGATTGATGGCGCAACCAGGTGCGTCATGGAGTTGTCGGCATTGACTCGACACTGCTCATCATCCATGAGGCGCCAGAGGTTGCCGAATGGATGCTTCAGACCGAAGAAGCATGGAATCTTGGCAGTATAGACGGTATTGCCTGCGTCATCCTTCACTGCATAGGTACCTTCTCCGCAGGCATCACCCAACTCTGTACCTGCGCTCATTGGCAAGATAGGGTTGTATGAGTTGTATGTATCCCAGTTTGGCATGGTTGTCGTGCCCATGCCAAGACCACCCTGATAGAGTCCATTAGCATCCTTGTTGGCATTGTAGGTATTCTGAACGTAGTGAGTACCGAAAATCACGCTGAACAGAATGCTGATAACTGTCGTGTGTCTCATTGACGTAGAGAGCCACCCCTTGCCGTTTTTGCGGGCTGCAGCTCGGAAAGCTTCAGAAGTCAAGTTAGTTGCCGGCTTGCCCAGCAATGTGCGGTTCTTGGAATCAAGAGTCGCATCGTTATTGCCTCCACGGTAGTTAGTGCTTGTATTCAGATAGCTGACCATGCGGCCAGTGCTGCGCTCAATTGTAGCGAAGCCTGCTGCTGACATGCTGGCAATAGGTATCTCGTAGTTGAACTCGCCAGGGATAGGTTTCAAGCCTATCTGCTCGTAGTGCAGACCGCCTACCTCCTTGATGACGATGTAGAACTTGCGGCCCCAGCCCCACTGATAGTGACCTTCTGTACCGTCGAGCTTGGCAGCTGCTCCGGTCGCATACTTGTGATGATCCTTGCTGTCGAGTTTCTTGCGGCTGTGGTCGTTCTGCACGAGATATGCACCAAGACCGAGCGCATAAGGCAGCTCTCTGAGGATTTCTAGCGAACCGATGGTTGTTGCAGCCTTCGGTGTACCATTCGCTGTATTCCACACTCGGCCGCACCAGGCATGCTGACCGACAGCAAGGTCAGCCTTAAGCGCATCCATGCCGATTGTAGTGACATTGCCATTCTGGTCTGTCAGCAGCACACTCTGATTGCTGTTGACGGTTGTGACTTTAGTCACCGAATTGAATTTTTTACCTTCCATAATTATTTATGTTAAAAATGTTACATATTATAGTTACCAATTCAAATCCTTCTCTCCAGTCCAAAATACACCTCTTCCTATACCGGATTTGTCTGGTACTGGGTTTAGCCATTCTGGGTTTGCGTACACACAATTTACAGATGCACCGCCTACTAATTCATGCCAACCGCCAATGTCGCAAAAATGTACCGTCTGTCTGTCGTTTCCGTTAATAACTCTCCATTCCTTACCATTGCCCATGCCCGAAAAAGCATAATAGTAATCTGATGGGGCGTTAAAAACCACAACGTCGATAGGCATACCCGACAAATCGTCAGTATTTGATGGGCTGTAAAGCGGTACGTAGTAGAAAGTCTTATTATCTGAGGTCTTGCCTGTTTTGAGGCTTACATACGTTCCTGTCTGATCCGCTCCTTTTGAATACACATACATATATGCACCTTTAACGACGGCCATAATCTTTTCCCTGTGCCCAAACATTCCACGGCAAAGTACGTCACTTGTGTAAAATCGGTTGCTTCGCTTTTTTTCGCTGTTGTAGCCCTGGCTGTACATATCGCCATCAAACCACATTCGCCCATCGCTTCCAAAGGTGATATTGCCCACGACTTCGCCTTTATCATTCACGCAATTTAGCCTTTTGAAACTTCCGCTTACGCCTTTCATGGTCCCGCTAAATTCGCTATCGCCTGTAACCTTAATGCCATTGAAAGTACCTTTGTTGCAAATTACGTCACCGTCCTTCGCTATGAAGACGATGTTGCCCTGCTCATCCGACATTTCGATGACCTTGACTCCCAGGTTTTCAACAAGCTGATATTGAGTCAAGATGATTTTGGCAATTACCATTTCAATCGGGCTGCCAAGCCTCCAATAATGATTGTTTTGGTCCTCATCGCTGCCTGGGAAGTTGGTTTCAGACTTGATGTGACTCTTGATGCAGCTGTAATAGCCGCTGTTGTAGATAACGACATCTTTCCACTCCTCACCGGAAGCACCGCACTGGAAGTCATAGCCAATACCGCAATTATCCCAAGACTGAGGACCGCGAAGTGTTGCGCCGGTTTCGCCTCTCTTGCCATCCTCGCCATCGGCTATTGTCTTGACAGGTATCGTATATTCGTATGTAACATTCTCGACTTTGACTGCTAAAGCTAAATTGGTATTGACATCAATATTCGCTCCTATCACTACAATAACTCTCTTTCCTCTGTCGTTGTTAATCACACTAGCCTTAACAGAGCTGGCGTAATTAGATGGGACACTCACTCTAACAGAACAAGCTAATTCAACTCCTGCTTTGTAAGCTCTCACGTCAACAGCATACGTGCCGGCGAATGGACTTTTCTTGTGTACGATAGCTGGCATTGAAATCTGTATGTTGATGGCATCCTTGCCAGCGGCTCCATCAGCACCCTTCACCTTATTCCATTCATAAGCAGTGAAGTCTTCAGGGTCTTCCTTCGTGGTGTTGTTGCATGTACCAATGTATGCATACTGGTCACCATCGCTGCACGATGTAGAGAAAGAATTATCAGAGTTGTCTGGAGTATTGCACCAGGCAATGTGATAATAATATTGCACGGCATCTACACCATCCTTACCTGGTGTACCAGGTTCTCCCTGCGGTCCCTGAATCTTGCCCAGCTTATACCATGTAGCCCCCGTATTGTTGTAGATATCTCCATTATAGATATAGCATTCACCCTTCTCTGATGCCTGTAAGTTGTAGTAGAGAACATTACCAGACTGTACGGACAGACTAACTACAGTAGGGCTATTGCATCCACTTCCATGCTGCCCCTTCAGACTGCTAGCGTCTGAAGAAGTGTTCAACAAGACAGGATAGTCACCTGGGATAAAACACGTAGGGTTACTGTCAAGCGCAGCCTGCAGCGCAGCGCAATTGTCGTAGATAGCGCTTGCCTCACCTGTGATGCTGATAGAAGTACCATCTTTTCCGTCCTTGCCATTCTCACCAGGTTCGCCCTGCGGCCCTTGCGGACCTTGTCCGCCTGTACAGCAGACAGGAGTTGTCTCAGCAGAGGTACCATCGGAGTAGTAGATGATGGACTTAGTCCAGATGTATCTGCCGTTCACCCACGCTGGAGACTTACCCTTGGTCCATGCACCTCCGGTGATGGCCGTAGAAGATGTGGAAGAGTAGTAGCACTCCTCGATGCGGTCTATGCTCCTTGCTACGGACAAACACATAGGCGTGGACACCTTCTCATTGCCATCGGTGTAGTAGATGTGCGTTCGGCTCCAGATATAGTAGCCTTTGCGCCACTTGGGTGCAGTTGTCTGCCATCCCTCTGTCGGTGCAGTTGTCTGACTTGTTGACTCGGCATATTCCACATCGGTGTTGGATATGCCGACACCGACGCGGAGAAACTTAATCACTCTTGTTATAACACTCATAGGCTATTTAACCGATTGAATTGTTAATGCTACGTTGCTGTAACCTGCGTGAATGCAGTCTGCTCTCGTCACTGCGAACGAACTCAGCTGGACAGTAGGCTTGCGAGAGGCTTCGGTATTGAGGACAACGCCTGACGCTGACTTCAGCGTGAAATAGAACTTAGACTCAATGGTCTCAGACTTGCCTCTGACAATCAATCTCGGTGTATAGGTTACACTGCCATTGCCTACCTCGTCCTCATTTATAGACTCATCTACCGGAGTAGGGTTAGGCTCAATGTCATAAGGATCAGAAGCGTCGATAACAGTCTGGAAGTCGAAGCCTAACATGTTGTCCTTGCCCATGCTATTGCTGTTGTACACCTCAACCATATACTCACGGGTGCAATCGACTTCAGTTGCCTTGACCGTGATAGTCTTGTCATTTTTTCCTGGAATCTCCTCCCAGCCGGTGATACTGTTAACTGCTCTATACCACTTGTAAAACAAGCCAGTTGTCAGAGTCTTGTTGCCCTGCGTCACCTTTGCTTCAAGCTGGCAGCTATCATCCTTGCTGCTAAGGACAAAGTTATGCGTATCGTTTGCCGGTGCCTTGATTGAGACTCGATAGGCTACACCGGTGTATGGGCCGACTGGTATCTTATATACAGCCTGCACCTCATCGGTAATCTCCTGCTGATTAGATCTCTCAGAGACGGTTCCCACCATCTTGATGTTAATAGCAGAATAATTTGAAGCTTTGACCAAGTTATTGCAGATCTTCAAGCCCCAATAGAACTGTGAAGCGCTAGGTCTGATTATCTCAAAGAGACCGTCGAAGAGGCCTGTTGACTTGCCTGCGCTGTTGAACGGAATCTCCGTATCATTAAAGAAGAACTTCATAGATACAGGCGTTGTGACGCCATCCGCAGTACGGGAAGAGATGATAACGAAGTAGAGCGTCGGCTGCGATTTAGAGAAGTCAGGATAGACGGTGACCACGTCACCGTTCTTCTGATACTCCTGATAGAGATCTCCGTCCGGAGACTGGATAGATGGGGTAAAGGTTCCCATCTTCTGGATGAACGTGATGTTCACCGATTTGCTTGCGCTACTCATTTTCTCCCTCCTCTCTCATGATGAATCTGCTGTCTGTAGCCACTGGCAGCTTGTTGCATACCTCGCCTTTCTGCTCCTTGTATGCTGTCTTGCCGTCCATGGCAATAGCACCTATGTTCGACAGTGTACGCTCGAATTCAATTGGATCTCCGAGTGGCAGAATGTCCTGGCACCAGAGGATGAAGTTGCCATCCTGCAACTCTGTTCTGTCTTCGGTCAGCTGGAGGAACTCCACGACCTTGCGGTTCGCCTTGATGTATCTTTCCATGTCAATGAAATTTAATTAATGAAAAATAAATGGATTGCCGTCTGCATCCACGAAAACCTTGCCGTCTGCGTCCATGGCTAAAGCAAGAGGATTGAGATCCTTCACTTCCATGGCGAGGATAGCCCCTCTGCCAGGGTCTAGCAGTTCTGTTGGTACTGCTGGCTCCATGCCATGGCCAACGAGAACAGGATTTTCGAAATTGATAGAATTATTCGGAGCCATCCACCAGAGGACTTGCAGCTCTCTTGTTGGGTTCTCGATATCGCCTTGATTGTCGAAGATAGTAGCCTTCGGATTGACCATTTTCGTTTCCGGAAGCACCTCGTCAACGAGGTCTATCATGTCGTAGTCATAGAACGGGATTCTGCGGACGATGTTGACAATCTTGTACGGAGTTGCATCGCTGAGTTCTACGCTTGCAGGATTGCCTGCTGCAGAGTATTTGGCTCGGCAGCGGATGCAGATGCGCTTGCCCATCAGAGAGCGGTCTAGCGTAACGGATGCACCGTCTTCTGATATCTTGATCTCCAGGTCGTCTGCAGTAATTGCCGAGAATTCCCCCCGACTTCTGAGAATCTCCCAAACAAATTGACGCTTGCTCTTAGCGCACTCTTCTGTGCCTATTCGCAAGGAGGCATTGATGATTTGCTTGTCTGTGTCACGAAGCGGATTGTAGTAGCGGTCACCGCTTGACAACAGCAGCGTCGGCTTGTAAATGGTTCCATTCTTGCATCTGATGGAGTAGTCCATTGTGATGTCTCGAACCTTGTTGGTTCGGGTATCCAGGAACTTCGCCTTGAATCTGAGCAATATCGGCTTCTGCGGTGCTCCGTTGATGTACCACAGAAGTTTTCCGGCATCATTGCCGGACGATGTGATAACATACTTTTTAGGTGTAGTTACCAACGCATTACCCTCTACTCCGTTCTCCACCCTGTACCAAGCGATATCAGCCAGCTCGCTGTTGACACGACCGTTTCTGAGGATGCCATCTCTGTCTATAATGCTGATGATAGGCTGCAATGCGCATGGCGTCAGCTCATAATTAGGAGAATACTCATCCTGGTCAGCATCATAGGTCTGCTCTAGCGTTACACTGCCTGAGACAGATTGTGATAAATTAATCTGAAGAGGCGTGTACTTAAATTCTATTCTCTTGTATTTCATGCTTTTCGCAATTAATTATATTCAATTGTGACGGAATCCTTGTCGACTTCCTTACCAAGACCGTCTCTTAACCTAACTGTAGCCGTGAATCGAATCTTAGGCGGAACGCCCTCGCTATCTATAGAGAGGTCTGATTGCGTGAGCACTATCGCCTTGCCAGCCTTGGAGCCTACCTCGACAGCCCAAATGTTGTCACTCGTGACTCTCTGATTGCCGTTGCGGTCCTCGGTATAGCGAGTCCAGGCGACATCAGACTCCAGGATATCGCCTGTCACGTCCTGGCCGTAGAGCGTAGCGACGATGGTCAGAGGTGCGCGGAAGCAGTCGAAGTCATAGACAGTCTCGTCCTCAAGGAAGTCAACTGAGAATGCCGGATTGCCCTCAATCATTGCCCAGTCGGTGTTGTTCCACCGAGGAACAGTGTGCGTGCCAGTTTTCTGGCATCGCCACTTGCAGCCGGTGTACCAGACATCAGAGGTCTCATATTTGCCGGTGTCCGGATTGACCTCTGCGCAATAATATGTTGCGCTGGCATCGAACAAGCCTCTATCCACATAGGTGACTATCGGCTTGCCATGATAGTCAATCTGTATGATGTCCTGCGTGACGATGCCTGCGGCATAGATGTAATCTCTGCCCTTGACAAGCGGCAGGTCCAGTGCCTTGACGAAGTCAGGCAGGTCTCCGAAGGTCATGCCATAGTTGTAGTCCTCGAGAATCGGCTTGGTGACGCCTGTCAGCTTGACGATGCGCCCTTCAGAGCTGGATATGTAGAAGCAGCTCTGAAGAGACTCGACAGTCTGATTGCCATACCTGGCAATATTCATCAGCTCGCATGGCGGAAAGTTCTTGCCACCTGGAACTTCGCTGTCAGCGTATAATGTGACCTCGATGTAGTTCTTGGTCGCATTGACGCTGTTGATGCGCATCCATGAGGTGTAGTACTTCGCCTCCGTTCCATTCTGGACTGCTGAGAGGATATTGTTGACGATGCCTCGAATGACATTGCCCTCATGCTGAGCTGTGAAGTAGCCGTCATACTTGCTCTTGAGGTGCAGGCCATAGGTGTTCTCGCCCAGATCATCGATGCGCTCGATGGTGTCGCTCTCGGTGAAGTACTGATCACCCTCCAGGGCAGACAGCCTGTTGACGATAAGCTCCATGACCTTCATGTAGCTTCGGACGGTGATGCTCTCGACTTCAGCGTTGCCACTTGCGTCTATCTGCGCTCCCTTGCCTGCTACAAGGGAACTGAAGAAGCTGCCGAACTGGGCACCACCTTTGAAGCTCGCCATCTGCTCTGCTATGAGTCCGCGCATGAATGTTATCATGCCTTTTGCTGCATCATCATGCTGCTTGCTCAGATACTTGTCTGAGGTCTCATCAGCGCAGAAGTGAAGCAGTGAGAGGAAGGCGTTACCGATGCGGTATGCAGTATTGGCTTGCAGTCGCCTCTCGTCTCTGATGCCCTCGAACTGTGTCTGAAGGGCTTCCTTGGTCTGATTTTCTGCCATTTTTACTTTTTGATGCAAAGATAATACATCTATCGAACCGATAAAAATACGCTCTAGAGGTTGCGGGCCGCACCGATGCCGGTGAACATCTCGGTGATGGCTGATGCCATCAATCCCTGATAGCGCTCACCGTAGAACGCTGCCTCATGCTCGTTGAGCTTCATGACAGATGAGTAGTACTTGCGGCTGAACCAGTCGCGCGGACCCTTCGGGTCTCCGCCTGCGACACGTCCGCCCCATGCCGGACCTACCTTCTTTGGCTTGTCAAGCCCCTGCTCCTCTCGGTATTCTGCACCGAGGAAGTTGAGATCACCGCCATTGATACGCTTAATTTTTGCGCCCTTGGTCCATCGGTACCACTCATGGGCTGGCCCTACGCCTGCAGCGACGTAGATACCGTACATCATGAAGTTATGTTCTATGGTCGTTGTCGAGCCCTGCTCGATATGCGCCTTGATGCTGCGGTAGAGTGCTCCGGTGTCGATGGTGCGCAGGCGCTCCATGCGCTCACGCCAGAAGTCGCCCATGGCATCAGCCCAACCATGCTCGTATCTGAGGAGGTCATCTATTGCTGACTTGTCTGCCATAAGCTCTCATCGTATTGTATGTCTATCGGCTCATCTGAATTGACCATAAAATATAGACCTGTGACTCCGTTCATGCTATATCTGCCCAACTCACTTGAATAGACCTGATGAAGGTCCAGGAACTCCATCTGCCCATCGTATGCCTCCCGATGCTGGTCATGCAGCATTCTGGAGAGGAACTGTCTGAAGATATATCTGCAGATGTTCAGCTTCTCCTCTCTGTCTGCCATGTCATCACGCTTGTAGGCTGCGAGGATCCAGACTGTATAGACGTTGCGGTCGAAGAATCCTCCACCGGCTGAGTGCGTGTTGGAATCGACGGTGTCTGAGACCATGATGAAGTTGGAAGCCTTGCGGAACAACTGCATCACGCCCTGTACGGAATCAGGTCCTGAGCAAGTGGTTGCGACAAAATTATAAGCCTTGCACGTCTTGTTTTCGGCAGTTAATTGCTGAAAATAAGCGATGGAATCGAATGTTTTCTCTGTCATGTTGTTTATTTTTTCATCTGTTTGCGGTATTCCTCAGCTTCCCTGGCCTTGGCATCCAACTCGCTGAGCGCATCCCAACAGGCGGCATCATAGACCGCCTGCAGCTTGGTGATGTCACCATCGGTGAGTGCTCGGATCTGCGCCTGCATTGCAGGCAGCAAGTCCTCCGGCTTCAACTCGCCACCTTCCTTGGCCGGCTTGAAGAAGTTCGGAAAGTTGAGAGCGAAATATTCCTTGACGCTCGAGAACCACATGAAGACTCCGAGAAGTTCATAAGGCTCAAAATTGGCGGTTTCATCGGTGGAACCGTCTTCGGTTCTGTACATGAGGTGCGCCATCTTCTGAAGGAATCTGTCTTCATGCTGAAGCATGAACAACTGGTAGTTCTTCTCGATGTTGAGATAATCGAAGAAGCTGATGTCACGAAGCAGTCGCTCAACTGCTTTCAGTGAAACGTTACTTGCGACCTGAAGAGGTCGAAACTCCGTAAAGGAGTCGATGAAATCGAAGTTTTTGAGCATTGAGAGAATTTCGGCAGCGCTGATGTATAGAACTCTCTCGCGCACTTTCCCAGTCTTAGTATCGCCATTTTCGTCTCTTTCATCGCACTTAACGCTGCATTTCCATCCTGTTCTGGTGTACTTATGCACGGTAAGACCGCAGAACCTTGCGAGCAGGTAGCATTTGATAACGATTTTTTCGTGATGGAGCGCCATGACGCTAAGGACATAGTGCAACTGATCATCTGATAGTTCCTCCCACGATGATGGCGCCTTGAAATTGAACTCTTGTGTACCATCTTCACGAATTGAAAACGAAGGCAGGTTTTGATTTTTCATTCTTAAACTCTTTAAAATGATTGGCCTTGTATGCCGATGAATTCGCATATAATGGGAATTTATCGAGGTTCTTGTCTAGATATGAGAGCAGTCTTGCACGCTCATTGGAGTATGCAGACAGCATGTCGTTGGCAAGCATAATCATGCAGCGGCTAAGCATGAGGCGCACACTGCCCTCAAACTCATTGCCCTCTCTCACTCCTCTGACTAAGGACATGATATCATCCATCTCCTCGTCAGATATCAACTTGCGAAGGATTGAGTCAGCCTCTTGCATGGCTGCCAGCTTGGCTGTCCACTCCTTTGACGCGATGTACTCCTGTCTTGTCAGATAGCAATAACCGGTGATGCTCCACAAGACTGTCTGTATGCTCTGCTGAGCCTGCATGGTGCTCCCCCACCCTGCAATATCGCAGAGGTTAGACAGCATCAAGTCCTGAGCCTTGATATTGGCCAACCTGCATTGCTCTATGAGTGCTTCCACTCGCCCAGAGCTGGCTGGAGATACTTCGCTGTTAGCTACGACTCCGAATCCGGTAGGAGTGAGCACCAGGTCTAGGTGTCTGACAACCTCCAGGAATGCACTCAGGCATACAGCATAGACTACACTCTTCTTGAGATCATCATTGGTATCAAGCGCTTTTTCCCCGATTTCACCGAGATAATTCATGCGGATGGCGTTGTATGCGCCATCAAAATGTTTTTTGACGGAGTCATAGACTTCGGAGTGCGAACTTGTCGCAACCAGGATGCAGTCCTCGAACTGCTCCTTGCTGATTTCAATCTTCTTTGCCATTTTCCTTGCCTTTGTTGGTTACTAATGATTTCTGCTCGTCTTTGTTTTTGTCGAGCGTTGTCAGCTCTATCATAGGCACATCGCAGGTCACTCCCTGGTTTGCCCATGTGTTGTAGTGGAGGATGACATGCCATGGTTTGGCCATGATGTCATGCTCGGACTTTTCGAGAGACTGCTTCATGATGAAGAGCTCTCGCTTGTCTGAGCCGGAATTGTTCATCTGGCTCTTGCCTGGTGTTGCTCCGATGAGGTTGGGATGGCAGTCGAGTGCGAAGCAGAGAGAGTTGGAAGCTTCGGACATATCGTCTGCCCAGTCGCCACCCTCCTTCTTGCCACCATCGCTGAGGTTGATGATGCGCACCATGCGCTGCTCCTTGCCATTCGGGTCGAAGTAGTAGCCTGTGATAAGTGCCTTGCCTGCATTCTCCGGACCACAGACGAAGTTGATGATGTCATCCTTCTCCTTAAGGATGCGCGCCTTGCGTGCCTCTGCATCGATGATGCCCTCATTGTTGCAGAGGTCATCCCAGTAGTCTCGGTGGACTTCTATCTGGATGCGAGGAGCGGACGTGTTCTTGATCATGTAGCGCTTGCCGATGCCGATGAGTCGGTAGATGTCATACCAGGCATCATCGAAGATGGATGCGTAGTAGGGTACCGGATAGAACTGGATGCCAGGTGTCGGCATGCGGCTGATGATAGCGAACTTGCAATCTTTGCCATCTCGAGGTTCCTTGCCCGTGATGCCAGTATAAGGATCCGGAGCCTTGCCCATGCGTGCCAGCAGGTCGCCCAGCGGATCGTAGATGTCGAGGAGTGGAATGATCTCGCCCTCGATAGAACTGCCGTATTTTCGGAAGTCACCGAAAATCACATTCTCGATGCGGCCGCTGTCGTTCGGCTTCTGCAGTCTGCAGTAGGACACGTCCTTGTGTCTGATATTGACAATGCGCTTGTGGTCCTTGGAGAGGATGATGACTTCAACTGACCAGTTGAAGAACTTCATGTCTGTTGCCTGCTGCATGAAGACCTCGTGAATCGAGTTGCGGAGGCAGAAATCCCTGATTTCATCGGTTGTCACGTCCTTTTTGGACTCTCTGTCCACGAAGCGGATGCCCTGGCCATAGCAGCACTTGACGTTGAAAGCCATAGCTCGCTGAGCCACCATGTTCTTGCGGAGGAGGTTCTGAAGGACGTATGGCATGTTGTCATCATCGCCATAGTTGATGTACTCTATCTCTCTGCCATTGACTTCTGTCATTGTATATCGAGCATCGCCAATCTCTCCTGATCCGAAGAAGCTGGTATCTGAACCATATTGCTGCTCGATTGTCGAATTGCTTGCCTTTGATACTCCTTCGGCTATAATCGCATAACGGAGGAGATTGCCGCTTGCGCCAATCTCCTGAAGCTGATATTTATCTCTATCTTCACTCATAGATATACTGGTTTGCCTAAAAAATTAAATATAAAAATGTCCGGAACAGTTCTGACCTCGCCATTGGCAGGGGTGACGAGGCGATGAAATCCGCCTCTCCAGCTGCCACCTCTGACCAGCCATCCTGTATAGTCAATTGTCTGCCCGTCCTGTGTCCACGCCTTCATGTTGACGGTTGCGCCATCGTCCTTGGCCTTGTCGAGGAGCTTCAGCACCTCGTTGATGTGATATGCGGTTTTCTGCATCAGTTGAACGTCATGTCAAATGTGTTATCGAATATACGGCCACCACGCTGAAGGTCCAGCACATTGTGCTGCTTCTGTGCGTAGGTGTAGCTGAAGGTGAAGCGAGGCATGCTGTCATGGAGGTTGTCACGCTTAGACTTTGAGTCTGATAAGGTGACACGCTTGCCCAGGATAGTATTGCCATGGACGAAGTTCATCAGATAGACCTCATCGGAACGGAAGAGGTCATCAGCCCAGTTGGCCATATCTGTACCGAGATAGCCTGTGTCGGCATTGAATGTTCTCTGCTCCGTGATGCGATAGTTGAGCTTGTAGCCTGCGATGTATGCCGCATCCCTGGTGTACTGAGGGTCCACTTCATGTTTGCCTGTGCAATAGAGCAACTCCTGGCAGCCGAAGGAATTGGTGAAGAGCAGAATCGGAGCGCAGTCCGGCTGCTCCGGGTCGATGATGAACGTCATGGAGCGATTGCCTGCCTCTACTATGTAGTAGAGAAGGTCAAGGCCTTCGGCTGTGAAGCGTGCTGGAGATACGTCGAGAGTCGTGTAGATGTCATTGCCTCCGACGGCCGTGCCGGAAAACACTTTCGTAGATGCTGTGCCAGAGTAGTGAGCGGTGATGGTTGCCTCCTCGGTACCCATGTAGTGCAGGTATTCGAGGCGACCGATGGCGGTAGTCTTGCGCCCCTCCAGGAGCGTGAGGAAATGGTTCTGAAGGAACTCGGTGCAGTTGACTCCCACGATGTCAACTGTCGAATAATAGACCGTGAGGTTCACGGTCTTGGTCTCCTCGTTGGTCTCTGTCTCGCCTACCACGCTCTGCTCCGTGATGGTGATGGTTGCGTTCACACAGAGCTTCTGCCTAGCAAGTGGTCGGAAAATGTCTGCGAGATCAGCAACGAGGACCTCACCTCCTGCCGGATAGAGGAGTTCCTCGTACATGGTGGAATTACCCACCTTGATGGAGACAGCCAGTCGAGTTTTGGCTGTAAGAATGTCGATGTCGGGGATGCCTTCGAGGAAGACGCTGCCCGACGGAAGTGATTTGATGGTCATATTTGTTTTTTAGTGCAAAGATACATGGCAATTGCCATATATAAAAATACGGCTGACTACTCTCTCGAGCAATCAGCCGTCTAAAAGCTAGTGTTTTAAACTTTTCAAATCTTTCGTGCCGCAAAGGTACGAAAAAATCTCGAAAACAACAAAAATCGCTATTTAAATTATTATATCATTAAGTAATTGGCATTACTCTTTCCCAGATTGCCCACGCCACCGTGCCGTCTGGCAGAGTTGCGAGGAAGTAGCCATGCTGCAGCATGTACTTATTAATCTTCTCTACCTGTACACCGCCCATGACGTCGAGTTCACTGGCAATATCCTGTGTTGTTTTGAACTGCTTCTTGTAGTTAAGTCCTGTCTCTCTGTCCTTCATCGGAAGGTTGGAACGGAACTTGAAGTAAGCTTCTAGGAGGCTGATAGCGAATCCTCCATTGTCGTCATATTCATTCATAATCTCTTAAGTTAAGGGTTTGTTACTAATTATTCCGGCTTATCTGCTTCACGCTTCAATCTCTCCTGTGCTTCGTAGTAGAGACAGGTGAAGTATCTGATGCTGTCTATAATGTTCTGATATCGCTGCTCCTGATGTAGGTAATGCTGCATGAGATCATCAAGCTCTTGAATCTGCTTATCAGCGAGCTTCTTGAACTTTGAATCTCTTCCATTTTGCACTTCTGCACCGCTATATGCCGCGATGGTTCTCTGCAGACAGAGACATGAGAGGCGGATGCCTGCTGCATCCGTCAATCTCTTGGTTGCCTCAATGATGATACGGTTACGCTGGCTCTGCAGCTCATAGATATTCTTCTTTCTTCTCATATCATCTATAGTTGAAAGTTCTCCACATTGCCAGAGTCATGTTGTATGGCTCAACCTCTTTAGCTCCATACCTAAGAGCATAATAGCGATGATCATACCATCGGATAATAGTCTGCTTGTGTGGCGCATCAACGATGAAAACAACTGATGCGACAACTTTGTTGTCTCTCTGAAATTTGAGTTCCACTTTATGGGCGTTCATCTGCCTGCCTTCAAGAGCGAAGAACTTGCACCTGATGATATCCTTGGCTGTCAGCTTAGCTGTGCGTCTTCTGCGGTTTCTACTTTTCTTCATCACTCACTCCTCCTTTCTAGTCTTTGGTCCAGCCTGGGTGCAGGAGTCCTTCCATGTCTCCCGAGAGTGCCCCCCCAGAATTTCTATAACGCTCGAAGATGTTGTGGCGCTTGCTCTGAATTTCCTCGTTGACTTCAGCCCAGTGGTTCTTGGCTTCAGCCTTTTCCTCGTTGTGGATTCGTCCTACTTCGTTGCGCTCTCTCTTCAGCTGTCGGAGGAACAATTCGTGCCCCTCCTTGGCTCTCTCGAACTCTTCGCGGGCCTTGCGGAGTTCAGCGTTCGCCTGATGCTCCTTCTTCAATATGATATCCATGGCTTCGTCATACGACTGCTGGAGGTCGTAAATAGCGGTGGCGTAGGCTTTTCTCGCCTTCGAGAGCTCAGTGGTGTTGGCTTCAAGCAGCGTGTGGAAGTGCTCTGTTGTCATCTTATTCTCCATCATGCTACCTCCCCTCCGAATAAGAAGCCACCGATGAACACGAACGCTAGCAATGCCACCATGCCTAGCATGGTCTTGGCGACCTCACCATAGGTGACGGTCTCCTCACACAAGTAGCTGAAGGTTTCGCTCTTGGTCTTGGCGAACTTCTTGATTTCTGACTTGATGGCCTTGATGCCATCCTCTACTGTGATGCCTGATGTCTGAGACTTCAGTGCATCGCTGATTAAAATTGAATTCTGCATATTGCATCATCTGTTAAGCATGAGCAGCGCACTGATATATATATACGGGTGGCGGCTGCATTCCCCGTTGCTTAACAGATGATGACTTATCCGAGAGGACTAATCAAAAATCTACGGTTCATGCAGCCGCCATATCGGTACACCTACACCTCCGTGAGGAGGGTATGAGATATATGGGCAAAAAAAATGCCTGCGGCTGAGAAGCCATAGGCGAAACGGTCGCCCTGCCGGATAGTTTACTATCATCTGTTAAGCGATTGCAAAATTACAGAATTATTTTGAATCAGCCAAATTTTTCTTTCTATTTTTCCATATTACTCTTGAATTTAACATTTAAATATGCTGTAAAACATAAAAAAGGCCATCTATACATCACGCACCGATGGCGTAAAGAATCGTTTTGCTTAATAACTAAAAACCCTTAACATTAAATTTAATTAATCTAACTGTTAAAAAAGAATATTGCGGGTGCATGGCATCGAAGCCAGAACCAGTAGTGAGTAAATGTGCGAACTCCTAGACTTCGCACCCTGTTCTGCACCCTGACCATCCGCTTCTCACGAAGGGAATAGTTTCATAAACAATCTTATATTCATGATGTAATTCTAAGAAACCATGAGAAGCCTCCGCTGAGGATATTTATTTGTTTTTTGCGTTGGCAAAATTACGAAAAATAATTGGAACGACAAGCGATTTTCCCAAAAAGTTGGGGAAAACAATCACATTTTTATGGGAAAATTTCACAAAATTCCCCGAAATTCTCTGATTTTCTCCGATTTTCTCTGAAATTCTCTGATTTTCCACGTATATTCAATAAAATTCCGTATATTTGCATCGGTTTAACTAAATAATATATATTAAGGTATGGAAAAAAATAAGGAACTTACCCTACATAGGGTTATTGATCTTATCGATAAGACCAATGAACGTATAGATATAGCCAACGAGCGATTAGAAATAGCAGAAAGAGACAATAACCGTCTTCTTCTGCTTGTAGTTATTGAAGCTGTAGTAATAGCCATTGCCATACTTGCTTAATGGTAGAAGCCAGGCACGAGTATAAGGCAGATATTACCATCAACAGGAACGTAATGACCTCCATCCAATATTTATTGCGTTCTCTCTTTTCAGCCTTTCTCTTGGCTTCCCTCTCTTTTTTCTTTTTATCTTGATAAATTTTGTAGGACAAATCCATATAATCCATATCATCATCAGGTCTCTTGCTTTTCATATTTATAAAATATATAAGAGTCCCCGACTTAGCTCAAAGTCGGGGACGATGTGTGAATAGATAACCCTATGCTAACTGCAAAGCGCTAATGCGTTGTCCAATCTCCTTGACGGCACGATTGAAAATATCTTTCTGCTCGGAATTGAGCGTATAAACATGACCACGAACCTCTGACCCATTGAGACGCTGAGAGAGCCATGCTGCGCTTTTGCCGAAGTATTTCTGTGCGATGTATCGAAGTGGAAGCAATTTGTAATCTGACTCTGCAAGCTGCTCACGCAAAGTGGCAACCTCCAGTTTCAAGTTTGCTACTCTATCTACAACCACCTCACTAATATATTTCTTATCCTCCTCCGTAGCATTTGCGCTGAGATAGCGATGAATCTCGTCTCTGCGCTCTTTGCTCTTGGCATCCTGCTTGCTAGCCAATGCCATGTACTCTTCCATTAATTCTTTAATATTCTCCAT